TCTGGCGCCTTCTCGCCCTCGCGCATGTTTCCCACTAAGGCCAATTGCAGAATGTCTCGACAGAGTTCGTTAGTAGGAGCCGCAACAATCCAGTCAGTAGGCCGAGTAAACTGCCTGCCCTTCCACCACTTGGGATATAGTCCTGTGAGATGGATGGCTACTTCAGCCGCTGCTGTTCGTGTTTTGCCCACACGATTTCCTGCAATAATAGCGCGTTCACGATGGGTAGAACCCTTGTCATGAAACTCTTCTTGCCACACATAAGGCCCACCCACAAGCCCATTCTCATAGGTATCACTATATACCTCAATGAGCTGGTTCTCCATCGTGGAGACATCTAACTCTTGCAACAGATCTAATAATTGTTCTACTTTATCCACAGCCAGTACCATCCAAATCTCCGATATTATCAGAATATAAATCTGTCGGTGACCAAGAAAAAAACGAAAACTCAGTAAACGTCGCTAGTAGCCCAACTGAATAAGAAGTTTCTGCTTCCGCAAAGAATGAAAAGCAAGGAACCACCCTAAGTCGTTTATTGGGATTCGAGGACCATAAACTTAAGTGGTCTACATTGTAATAGTGATGGTTGTTAGGCGCAATCGCTCCAGCCGTATGCTTGCTTAGGCTAACAAAAGTATAAGCATCCCCAAATACATAAGGTTCAAACTGGGATAAACTCCAGTGCTCATTATGCCTTTCTTTGAACACCTCCCAGTCACTAATAGTAGGTCTGTCGTTATCTGGGTTCCATTCTTTGGATAAATCTTCTGGCTGTGCTAAATACTTTACCGTCTCATCTCTCCATTTCCCACCATACGAAGAAGGCGTTGGGTATACAGTGTGTTTTCCCCAGTCGACACCAAAGTATCTAGCGGTTCTAGCCACAGGGTTACTTGTTACTTTTATGTATGGTTGCATACTCGCCGACCGCGCATCATCACTCCAATAGTATGTCCAAACATTGGGGTCGTCTAGTTCTTTTACATAAAGCATAATGCGCAGCTCGTTATCCCTGTTTTTGATTGCGTCTAGGTATAAATAAGTAATGTCATATTCGTATATTTTTCCAGCGCCCTCTAGCGATTTTCCTTTGAGTTCCAAAGGCATGCAATGGATTTCATAATCTATATCGTTTATCGCTCCCCCGCCACTGTTCCATGGCTCACCATCTCTAGCGTTATTCCATGTGGCCTGAATCCCTAAGTAGTCTTGCTTTAACCTTCCAATAATAGCAGTTCTGGTGTTAGAGTCGTTATTTGCATTTCTCTTATACAGACACAAGGTGGCCTTGACCACTTTGCTTGGATTCGTTTCAAGTGAACTGACATCTTGTTTCATCAGTATATTTTTTTGAACACTAGAATCGACGCTTATTTTTAGTAGAGTACTAGAGCTATAATTGTTTGTGGGGTTATTCGATTCTATATAGGTTGTGTTTGCAATCTTCAATTCTTCTTCTTCCGCAACCGCATCATGTTTTGTCCATGTTTGAAGTAGAAACTTACGAGGTCTGCCGGCGAGGATCCATTCGTCCGTAGTTGGCAAGGGCGGAATGTCTCGCACCTCTTCCCATGCAACCGAACCGCCCTCTTGGCAAGCAATACAATGCCTGTCCAAGACCAAGGTTGGATCTGGTAGGTCGGCTAGGTTGCGCCACTCTACGGTTGACCCATCATCATTAACAGATAAATATTTGGGCGTAGCAGGCAGCGCGGGCGTATACGTGGGTGGTTTTTCCCAATCCATAGAACCATCTTGTTGGACGCGCATTATGTCATCTGCCGTAGAAGCAGTGGGTAAAGTGAATGCATTTTTCCATCCAACTGTTTCTGTGTCAACGCAATAAAACAGTTTATCTTCGTCTGAATCTGCTATTGGCGGGGCGATATTTCCACTTTTGCTAAACCGGGATTGTGTATACAGATGGTGGGCTGCCTCTTTATCGTTCAGGGGTGTACCAAGATTCTGTATTCTTGCTCCATCTGCATCAAATACCTCTTTTGTTGCAACCAAAGACTCTTGACACCCGATTGCTACCCTATTTATACCTCTTTCAACAGATATGCCTCCCACGCCTGCCTCAACTACTTCTGGTTGGGTTTTTGGTGTCACCCGTACAAAGGTGTAATCTCTCCCAGAACGGGTTCTCCCAATCCACTGCACCGTAGTTATTTCTGTACTTGGGAATCCCAAGGATGGTATTGTGTAATGTTCATTCAAAAAGCACTTTTCGTCACCTTCATATACTACAAGATGTTCTTCTTTTTCTACCGACATAAAGACATTAAACAGTTGCGTTGAACCGTCGCCAGCAATTGTTATTTTTCTGTCTGTTTTAAGTATAGGCATAATTAGTCCAAAAATGCTATCCAATTTATCTTGACAGAGTAACTCGATAGAGGAAGATTGTATCTGTCTACTGGATTCACAGATGCGGAAGTTTCATCTTTTAACCCTACATTTACATTCATGTAAATTGCTCGCCCGTTTATGTGGGTATCTGTAATGCCGCCAGAAGTAGTATTGTAGTCATCGACCTGTGCTATCCAATGCACAGTATAAGTGTCGTCCAGAGCGTCAGTATATCTAGGATTATGTACCTGAATCATAACCCTGTCAGGCGGCACATCATTATCGTCATCATCCGTCATGTTGTGGGCTATTGAGAAGGTGGGACAGGTTATCTTAGCATCGGCGGCACCCTCCCCTCCCGTATGAAAATCTGCACCATCTACATATTCAGGGATATTCACACTTATAAAATGTGACCCGTATGTAATCTTAGGGCCCTTCACGTGTGACGGCTGTTCCCCTGTTGTATACCAAAGGCGGGTGCTGTAATCATACGTGTCACTTAACCCCGACACTGGAAGTTCTCTTGGAACAGAGCGCCACTCTAAAGGAAACGGTCGCATTCTTGATAATACGTCGTCGTCATCTCCATCTAGTTCTAATGGCACTTCATACACTATTTTCCACTCTAATTCACCCAGTCCGTCCGTGTGCATATAAAGACCAGAGCCATCGTTTGGAGCAGGAGGAATCCAGTTCACCCCGCTCCAGTCATACGCCCCGCCGCCCTCGTCTACCAAGGCGTTTCGGTCAACACCATATTTTGGAGGTGTTTCGTTCACAGTCCCCCACCCAACTGCGGGAGTAGCGGGATGGAAGGTTACAGGTTGCAAAAACTTCCCTATTTCTCCCCCCACTGGCGTGCTTGGTATTTCTAGCCCCGTAGTGTCATCTTTTAGTATGTCTACTTCTGTGTGTCTAGCAGCATCGTTCCAACGAACAGGCTGCCCGACATCTAATATGACTCTATCTTGGGCATCATACGTTTCTGGATTACCACCCTCTCGCTTTAGTGTCTTTGAGAGTGCCATGGTTATTTTATCCACAGTCTTTTCAAACTTGGTGGTATCCATCGTTTGGAAGGTATCAGACAAATCAAAATCTTGTGTTAAATCTTCTTCCCTTGTTATCTCAATAACCGCAGTAGGGGAATCTCCAATCCAGATGACCCACCCCCCCTCTGCATAATGATCCGTAAGAACATCTCCAGTATGCCCTGTCGCTCTAGCATTAATTGTGTAGTCTACGTCTAAGGTTTGTTTGTACCACCCTTCATCTGTTTCTACAAGGACAAATACAGATGCAAGGGAGGTAAAGCCAAAGGGTATTGAGTAGACGGCATTCTTAGTACCATCACCTTGATACTTGATTCTATGTTTTTCGCTTGGTACGCTCATTCGTCAAAATACCACATTAAGTGTATGTAGGCTTGATATGAAGGGCTGACTGGCGACATGGCGATATTGTTGGCCCCGTATTGCGATGAGTCGGTAGTGCCAGGATTAACGTATCGAAGATAATAAGCGTAAGAGTTTAACATGTGCGCGGCGCTGACCAAAACATTATCCTCATCAACACTGATAATACTCACGGAAACCGGGAGGTGCATCTGCTCCCCGTGCGCCCCATGCTCTTTGTACAACAGCTCTCTTGGCGACCCAGTTTGATAACTGTAGTTGTAGTAGTTTCTTGTACCCAACGGAAGGTCCCTTGAACCTATTAACCAATGCTCTATGTTGCACCCAAGAAACTGAGGTACTTCTGAAAAGGGGTTTTGTATAGAGGTGTCGTGGATTGGGTACTGGACGGCTCCTATTTCTACCCCATCATCGACAGAAATAGAGGGGGTCAGAGCAAAACTTGCATAATGTTTAGTGGTGAGTATACGACCCTTCCATTGATACCTTGTATTATCTTCCTTCTTCTGTAAAAACTGACCACGACTCTTGCCAAGTGGGACAGGAAGTTGACCGCCGTTGCGCCACTTTGAATAAATGGTAGGGCCTATTGGATCAGTGTCTCTGCTTAAAAGCCTGCCGTACTGTTGGTCGTCCGTAGGGACTTCATCTACAGGTGTCCATGTTGGCACGCCATCTACGTCCTTAAGTAATTGTTGTTCATCGTTCTTAGCGGTTGGAATAACACCAAACGTCTCCCATCCACCTTCTGTTAAGTACTTGCCCTCTTGCCCTTTGGGGTCTGGCGCCCCACTTACATCTTCCCACGTAGGGGGAGCGGGCATCATATTAGTTTTGAGATACTTTCCAACATCGTTTTCATCTTTAATGAAGAATGTGTTCGTTCCAGAGGTATCGCTCAGCTTAGCATCCACATCTTCTTTTGAAATCATATATGCGGTAGCAATCTCTTCATCGGGGTTGGGAATCATATTACATATACTCTCACCGCCCGCGTCAAAGTGTAACGGCTGCAAAGGGTCTACTGGTAGTTGCTGCTGACTACGCAAACACATATCGTCTAACCCCTTCTCAATGCTCTTTGGCTCTGTTGCTTTGTACCTATTTGGCTGGTCATATTTTACGTGTCTCTGAATACGCATATCCTCAGACGGTGCCATCCCTATCCATATGATTTTGTCCCCCAACAGCCTATAATCGAGGCCTATACGCCTTCTGGTATACACACTGTCGACAATTGTCCACACTATGAGTTCAGTTGCGTCAGAAATCGCGAAAGGAATATCGAACTCCTCGTCCTCTGTTGGAGTAACACCAGAGCGGTCTAGATTGATAATGTATTGGGAATCAGTAACGGTCATTTTACCTCGGTATCATATTCTCAATGTATTGTTCTTTTTGTATCTTCTCATGTTGCCGGATAATATCCTGTATCATTTCTATGTATACGGTGGGCAGACCAAACAGTGCGCCAGAAGATTTGGCGAACGCAAGCCATGTCATCGCACCACCTTCGCCCCTTGACAGAGCGCCGCTTGTTCGCATGGCCGTTTCGATGGTATCCGTTAACGGCGTTAGCCCCGGTCTATACCCTTCAAAGCCTAGCAGCGGTTTTACTATGTCAGTAAGTATGCCACCGCCTATGGTCATTCCTGTCGCCTGTGAAATAGCATCGGAAACCATTTCTTTTACATATTCGGTCATCTCTTCTTGTTCTGGTTGAACAAGCCCCCTGCCTACCGCTAATCCTATCCCTCCCCTTATTCCTGTCTTAATTACCTTTCGCAAAATCGCCACAAAACCAGAACCAATAATTGTTTGTTCAACCATTTTCCGTAGGTGCATTTCTGCTTCTTTGACGTTTCCTGCCCTGTATGCCCTTCGTGCGCGTGTTATGGCTATACGCTGCATAGCAGTCAATTTCCCCGTATATCCACGAAACATAGTAAAGGCAGACACTGCCGGCTCTTGTTTTGCTCTGTTTAGCAGGGCGGGCTGCATGGACGCTTCATAGGTAGGTTGAGTTTCCACTACTACATCCTCAAAAGTTCTTCTAACCATCTCTCTGAATAGGGGCGAGTTGTGATTCACCTCCATTCCTTTAGACCTAAAAATGTCCTCTACTTTTAATTCGGCAGCCCTGTAGATTCGCAGAATTGCATGGCGATCTGACTGAGTAATCATACTGAGCCGCTTGCTGCCTTTACCTTGCCGTTTGCCCGCTATTGTAATACTGCCATGTTTTGTTTGTATGCCTTCGCCAGCCATAAGCATATACGAGTTGGCAATCTGGAAGCGTTCCCAAGCAAGGCCACTGTTTTCGAGCATCCTTTCTAAACATGCCTGTCTACTTGCCCTGCCCCATTTCCACAATCCCAATTCACGGTTTGCCTGCAACATGAACCTTTGCCCTTTTGCGCCCATATACGAGGCAGCAGCAATCTCTGATATAGGCTGGTATGCAGGAATAGTTATCTTGCCCCACAGAACCGCATTGACCACATTGTTTCTTGCCTTGCTAATCCAATTTCCCAAATCTGAACGATTTCTCACGACAGCAGACGCTTGTTCGATGATTGGCTTGTAGTAGTTTTCTACCAATCCGCCCGCAATAGCACCTGTTGGCCCCTTCTGGCTCGTTGCAGCAAGGAAGTCAGGACTAGTGGCTATGTCCATTGCCCTCTTGAGGGCGGGCTGAAGATTAGTTAATGTGGTTGTGGCTCTTAGGTAACGAGTAGTTGCGATAATGCCGTCACCGATATTTATAGATTGTGTGTGTTTTTCTACACGCGCCTTGCCAGCAGACATGTCTACATTATGCAAAACGGCTTCACTTATCCCAGTGAACTCACTCAAACTGCCAAGGATGCCATCCACACTTTTTGGTGCAACCTCAACATCTTTTTTGCCCCTGCGAACAGATCTCATAACATAAGTCCCGCCTTGAATGATGTCGTATCCGTAGTATTCAATACCCCATGCTCGCAATGGTTTGACAATTGTTGGGTGGTTAATTATTTCAACGAGAATTTCTGCAATTTTGGCTTCCCTTGCAAACTCTCTGCCAACATGTTCCATCAGAGCGGAGTGTTGCTCCTCGCCCCATTCTTTTTCCTTGACATGCCCTTTTTCGCCCTCCACTTCAAAGTTAAGTTTATTCTTCCCGCTCAAAAACTTGCTTAGGGTAGAAGCGTCTTTGATTTGCATTAAATAACCAATCAATTGTGCGCGTGTAATTGTTCCCGCACCATTAACCTCGATGACATTCTTTCCGCTCTTGCGACCCTTCTTGTTCGCATCGGACACTTCAAACAAATCTTCAGGTTTCAAATCGTTGGCTTTTAACGTGGCTTCCCATAATCTGTGAGCATTTGCTAGTGCCATGGAAGCATTACTCTGTCCGTTTATGACATCCTTAACCATCACATCGTGAGCAATGGTGCCGTTGCTGCCTGTAATATATTCAATAGCGTCTGTTAATCGTGCGTTTGCTTCAATTCCCCAAGAGAATGTTTTGCTTATACCAATTAGGTCTTTAGCCCACGGTGCAATATCAGTCACGTTCCCAAGAGCGTCTACTTTAACATCATGTTTCGACAGGTTCCACGTTGCCTGCGTATCAGCGTTTGTCTCCGCAATTATGCGCTCCTTTTCGTATCTTTCCCTTTCTTTTTGCGCCTTTCTTTTTGCGCTGTTTTGTTTTTTAATACCAGAGGCAAACTGTTCCAAGAACGCTACCTGTCTCCCTGTTAGGGCATCAACCCCACCTTTGGTCTGAGACAACGCTCTTACCAGTTCGGCTACAGGGCGCACATGTTCGCCGCGCATTTCGACATAGGCATCTAACGCTTCATCAATGGTCTTGCCTTTTTCTTGCCCTATTTTCTCTACGTGTTTTGGATCAACTTCCCGAATAATTGCAGTCAAAACATCATCTAGTACAGGGTCAATTTCTGCCTTCTTGCCACGGACGCGCAGCGCCTTCTTAAGTTTCTTTGTTGCCTCTTTGTGGTATTCGGCGCGTACCGTTTGAACGGCATCTTTGATTGCTTTTCTTAAAGCCGCATCTGTCTTAAACTCGCCCACCTTTGCGAAGATCGCGTTTTTAACATTTCTGCTTAAACCCGTACCCGCAAAAACTTCGTGGAAGGTTTTCATTCGCGCTTTTGCTTCTGCTTTCTTATCGCGTTTCTCGCCCCCAACGCGCTCGGCTTCAGACTTTATGAGTCTGTCTATTATTTTTTTTGCTTTGGCGCGAGTAACGCCCTCCGCCTTTTCTGCTGCGTGCCGCGCTTGGGCTTGCTCCCTTGTTTCATGTTCTGCAATTATCTCTTCTTTGGTTGTTTTTTCTAGTTTTCCTTCTACAACGGCATCCAGTGTTTTTTTGAGTAGTTGCCTTACAGTGGAAAGTTCAACAGGCTCTTTGGATTTTTCAAGGGCTTGCTTTAGCAACTTGCGCACCTCACGTATCGGTGTACCCTCGCTTACCTTAAGTTTAATCTTTAATTCTTTTATTAACTTTGTCTTTGCCTTGCTGTTCTTGCCGCTAATGGCGTCTAGGAGTTCGGCGGGTCCCATAGTTTTGTCGCCAACCTCTACCTTTATTTCTACATCACCCTCTAATTTGCCTTCCCTTCTTTGCGCCTCTACTTGTGATTCCATTTCTCTAATGAGATCAGATACTATTTCTTTTCTGCGGGTTGCCTCTGGCGTTGGTTTGCCTGCCGCTTCAATCTCCGCCATTTCTTCTCTTAATGCCCGAAGGGTATCCGTGGCTTTATGCCCAACCAGTTCAACCGCGACCATTTGTTTAGTTATCTTAAACTTTTCGGCTGCGTCCATTGCAGCAACAACCTCTTTAGGAAGTGTATCTTTGATTTTATCTCTGGTTGCTTCTAGGGATTCTCGGAAGAGTCGGTCGTATTTATCTTCTATCGTCTCATGTTTTTGCTTTTCCTTTGCAGCCTTAACTTCTTCGGCTGTTACAGCAGTAGCATCACGCCCTGAAACCGCTTCGCCCGCAATATCGTTTACCACTTCACTAAACTTACGAAGCTCCTCAGCGCGTTCGCCAGTGGGCAATTTTGCCAAAGGTTCGCTTATACTTGTAACTTCTGATTCCACGGTTTCTTTGCCGCTTTTCTTTGCTGCGGCTTGTTTTAGCAGTGATTCGGCTACTTGTTCCAACAGCATATTGCCACCAGACGATTCTTTAATTCTTAACGCCAAAGCCTCTAAACCACGTGCATCGCTTTTGCCCATAAGGTCGGATATGCGATGTGTGAGGTTTTTCATAGAAGAACCCGCCTTGCCTGCCATCTCTAGTTCGCGGTACAAATCTTTTAGGGCTATGTTACGTTTTATCCCAAATGGCGCCCCCACAGCTTTGGTTGCAGCGGGAAGCATGGCAATCGTAAGCCCTTCCCAAGCCCCAGACTGTAAGGTTGCGTAGAAGTTTTCCCACGTATTCTCAAAAGCATCGAATCTCTTCCCCCCAACATAATCTTGAAGCATGCTATTCATGCCCTGTTCAGCGGTTCTCAATGTGGCGGCTGTAACCGTAACTCCCGTGATTTGCCCTAATGTATGAGTCGCAGCACGCATACGTCCCGCTTCAATAAGTTTATTCAACTTTATCGTTTGGTTCAAATCAAAGCCCCTGATTGCCTTGTCCGCCTGCTGCTGTATCTTTTTTATGGGAGCATGTGCCCTGCTAAATATCAGGTTCGACACAAGATAGTTTAGGCCAGCAGCAGTAAACGCTTGCGTCTTGTTTCCTGTTTCATCATATACCGCCTTGCCTTTTTCATTTGCGTGCATTGCAAGGAGGCCTTGAATGCCCGTTGCTCCTGCCCTGGTAGCACCAACAGCCACAAACTGTCCGACACCTATGGCAAGTTCTAGCGACCCTCGCCATAATGTCCTGAGTAAGCCAATCTCTCCCGTCATGCGCTGCCTTGCCCTGTTAGCCGTATCTTCCCATTCATCTACAACCTCATGAAGTACGGTGGGTTTATGGCTGAAATGTTCGTCATATAATTTTCTAAACGCGTCTCTCTGTTCTCCAGTGTTTGCGTATCTTTGTGGTGGGATTATTGTGTGTGCAAGCATTTCGCGCATTGACCATTGCGCACCCTCATACATGACTTCCCCCACCTTGCCAAAACTCACTTCCATATCTGCCCATGCAGCCGTTGCGATGTCCCTTGTATCAGTCAATATGTTTCCGCGCGGACTAGCCATTGCCTTGCGCTGTATCTCTTCAATCTCCTCTGCACCCATTTGGGATATAAGAGCGAGTCTTGCGTCTTTATCCTCAATGTTTGGACTGTACAGCGTGTTCTGTAAGAACTGTATTCGTATCTGTTCGCGCAACTCTTTAGAGACGCCCTTTTTTGGATCTCTTTCAATCACGGAGTTGTTCCTGTATTTGCAGGGGCGGCTTTCGGGATATATATAGTGAAGTTGTGACGCTCTGCGGCGGCTATAACATAGTCTATTCGTGCGTCTAAAGAAGAATTTAATCCTAAAGCCACGATGGCTTCGGCACCATATCTATCGATCGCATCGGTTACCGTCAATTGTTGCCCTTGACCAGTAGCATTAAGATTTTGGCCGTTATTACTACGGGACTGATCGATTTTTATATTCTCCTTAATCATACCCTCTAAGAGTAAGTGGTCGAGCCTTTGTCCAGAATCCTCCTCAAATTGTTGCCACTTCATGTCGGCCGAAACAACACCATTGCTTTCCCGTAGTATTTCGTTTTGGTCTGGTATCTGAATTGGCGACAAGCTGCCTGGAACAGCCGTGTTTGGGTCTGTGTCTAAATCGTACGCCAAGTACCCAAAAACTTCGCCGCTTTTATGAGTCAATGGAATAATTAGAGTTTTCTTGTCCTTTTGCACATACTCCGAAACCGTAAAGTTTTGCAAGTCTAATATAGCGTCTGGATATACGCTGTGTACATCCATCATAGTTTCATTTAGTAAATGTCGCTGTTCATAAATTTCTACTTTCTTTTCGTCGATAGATCTTGGGTGGTGTTTCTTGCCTTGCCAACCGCTATCCAACTGTGGATTAGTTGAGGTCATGTACGCTGGGTGGGATATTAAATAATCGTCTTGCAAAAGCGTGTTATCGAATAGGGCTTTTATGGCAAGTTTTTCATCGTCATTTACATTGGTGAGTTTGTCCAGGTTTGCATAGCCAAAGCCCGCCACCGCGATGGTCACCTCTTTGTTGTGTATTTCCATGGATTCTAACGCTTTTTCCATCGCTGGCCCCAAGATGGGGCTTAGGACTTCTGTTTCCAAGTTTGACAGATTTCTTATATTTGCTTTTCCATCCAATGCTACCACTAAATGATACGCGAGTCTTGAGGCAAACAAGTTTATATCTCCTCCTAAGAATGTTCCCCCATCACCATCTACTCCCGTTGTAGATTTCCTTACTTGCATTCTTGTCGCCTCTGCTATGTTAGAAAGCGCGCCAGTCCTCACTGTGTCAAGTGTTCCCGACATTATACTTTGCACAAATGTTAGGGCACCTGTCATCTCATGCATGTCTCTGAGTTTTTCGTTTAGACCAAGCGAATCTAGTTCGTTTGGCGCAGCGGTTTCAGCAAGACTGGCAAGGAGGCCAAGGGGTGTATCGTTACGACCTAAACCCATTTTTGACAAATCTCCACCTCTTCTACTAATTCGCCTCATAGAGTCTGTGATATTCTTGGTGGTGCCACTTGTCAACTGTTCCGCATAATATTTCTTCACGAACCCCGTTGGTTGCCCGGCAGCGGCGTATGCTTCTGCTGCGTAGAGTTGATCACCCAACTCCAACTCGTATATTTGTTTTAACCTCTCCTCGGTCAGGAATGGCGTCATCCCTGTCGTCAAGACAAGAGGTTCGTTCCTTCCTATAGTTTCCAACTCTCCTTCAACAACCCGTTCTGCTTCTGTAGGCCCACTCTCTAGCGCTGTGTCCAACGCTTTTTGTGCTTCACCTTGCTTATCCGATGCAACGTTAAACGTTTTGTACACTTGTAGAAGTCGCTCGGTTTTTTCTCTCGCCGTGCTACTGAACTGTAAGTTTTTAGTTTGATTTAGCAGGGGATCTTCTAGCACCATATCTAAAATGTCAGCATTAGACAGTCCACCGTGCACTATGTCGGTTCTTCCCATAGTTTTTTGGATGAGAGCAACTAGCGCATTGGGGCTAAAACTGTTCTTGTCCAACATATTGCTAACCAAAGCACTAGTTTCTTCGGCCACGTCCTTGAACTTTTTTTCTCTATTTTTTAATTCATTATTGAACAGTTTTTCTACATCTATAACCACGCCCCGTGCTGCAAAAAACTCTTGTAGTTCTTCTATGCGCTTCTTCTGTTCGGAAAGTGGCTCGTTGATTGGAAGTTCCAGGTTTCGCAGATACCCCTTTAACAGCACTTCGGCATCTTTGTTTCGGTTGTCTGTCGTATTAGTCCCGCCGTCATTTCTAAATTTATCAAGATTCAACGCACTCGCCAACAATTCGTCTTTGCTGTGAATTTGAGTGGCTTTTGACCGGACTAAATCAACGTTGCCTTGTATTTGACTCGAAACTTCAGTAATCGCACGGGCAGATTCCTCTCTCAGTTTTTCCAAAATGGCGCCCTTGTTTATTATGGTTCCATCAATATTAACAAGCAATGCAGCTTGCAACTTAGCTATTTGATCTAGGGCACCTTGCCCGGTTTGTCCTTTTATATTGTCTAGTTCCGTGTTCACAAATTCTCCCACCAACTCGGCGGTGACCTCTCTTTGTGCAAGAAACACCTGGTCTGGCGTTGCGAACTGCGAACTGTTTGCTATATCTTTATTAAGATCTCCGATATCTCTAAAAAAAGTCCACATATTTCCATGTTGCCTGTAGGCGTCCACTATCCCAATGCCTTGGACCTTCCACGCTTCTTCTTGTTCTGTTTTCGCTCTCCTAAACGCAGATGCTTGTACAGCCATCCCTTTATCGACGGTATACTCACTTACATATTCTTTGAGTTTATCTCGCACCATGGGCGCAAACCCGCGGCTCGCCAGTTCCTCATCGTACTCTTTCATGTGGTGGTCGAAATACTCAACTGCGTTTTTTGCAGGCAACTTTTCCGCTTCAAGAGCAAGATTGTTAGCAAACTTCATAGCGTTCGTTTTTTCTTCGGTGTATTGCCTCTCTAAATCAGCAATTATCAACTTGTCCGACCCAGCTTTTATGAGGTCGTACGTCTCTGACGCCGCCTCGCCAACGGCTGCGGCTGCTTGAGCGAAGTCTGGCAAGGTAGGGGCAGAACCTTGCGGCATACGTGGAGTACGCTGCTGTTCACCCTCTCCTTCGCCTAGTGTCTGTATCTGTACCATTATTCTATGTCTCCTTCAGCACCAAATCCGCCCATCCTGTAGAAATCGTAACCCGCCCCAAATAGGTTTCCTGCTTGTCGCCACGCATTTGCCCCAAGTGTTGTTTCAGCAAGGAAGTCTTGTATATCAGCATTTACTAATCTATCGTAAGCAGCCAAGTCCCCTTTATACAAGGCTGCGTTCGCTTCTTGGTGGCCTGCTGCTAACACTTCTGCTTTGCGTTCTTGTATTATTTCTATTTGAGTTGCCATGACGTCCATAGGTGTCCCCGACATCTCTACGCCAGCCGCTGCGTATTGAGGGGCTATCTTGCCTAAGAAAAGTTCCCCTGCTCTTTCAATCTTTTGACCCTGACGTATCCCCTCTCCCCTTGCAGCCGCAGCGTTGTATCTTGCCCACTGGCGCTCTGTGGCTGCCCCTATGCGATTTTGCCTCGCCTGGAGACGATATACTTCCGCAGACGCTTGAGCGCCCTGTGTCTGCACATGGCTTTTTGCGCCACTACTAAACATGGACATGGCCATAGGAATGTGCGGTATTGCTGCTGCCATTAAAAGACCCTCATCCAGTATTTATACATTGTTCCATCGTCCATTAAATCTTCTTCTATTTCTGTTTCTTTGAACCCAATCATTTTTATCATGCGTTCACCTTGCTCAAAGTCAGTCCGCACAGGGGTTTGTATCCATTCGTATCCCATTTCATGTAACGCTTCCATGGCGCCCTTGAGCATTCTAACCGCTACCACTAAGTCCGACCCTTCCACTTCATCTGCGAAGAAAAGCCAGCCATGGCAACCATTGTTAGGTAGCGGGATAATGCCAAAGATAAATATAGTCACATTGTTACGCTGAATACTTACCGTATTGCATTCCGATTCTAAATAATCGGTCATCTCTTTACCATGTTCTTTGAAGCGGGCATATTCCATTATTTGCTTCTCCTGCGGAACAAACCCGTCAAAGTGTTTCGGCTTAAATGTGTATGCGTTAAAATTGGCCAATTTGAAACTCCGCAACTATGGAAAGCAAGTTTGTAGGCTGTAAGCCGCTTTGCTCAAAACGGATGATTGTTTCCCTTTGAGCATTATCAGCAATGTTTATCTCAAACATTTTTGTATTTAGTTCTTCGCTCGTTGCAGTTGGATATGCAACAGAATATACCTGTTCTGGTGTTCCCATCTTGCCGCCCAACGATCTATAAAGATTCGCCATTACCTTGTATGCACGTTTCAGTTTGCCCCTTGTGTCGCCCTTGCTTGGGTCGATGATGAGCGGAAGGGTTTCCATAACAGAAGTATATTTTAGACCTATTGCAACCCTGCTCGATTCGTCTGCCGGATTCATCGCTATCTCGCCTGCCGCGTCTACGGTGTAAGGTCCGTATTCTTTGCCGTCTCCTAACACATACACATTTTCCCCTGCCAAATGTAGCAATCCACTCCACTCATGCGCGGGCGATTCAGAGTACCCCTTTACACCACAATCTACATAAAATGCGTATTCATGGTCCTCATACGATTGTAGCCCTGTATCTAGCATCTCCACATAATATCTATCTGTCCCGTCTACATCTCGTTTAACCAAGACCCACACGTTATCTATTTCATCGTCTAGTGTAACTCCAACTGACAGTACTTCCGCTTTTATTCCTGCTGTTGAGGGCGCTAGGGTGTGTTCTGCCCAGCCCATGACCTCCTCGGCCTTTTCGTACGACATGGTTAGCATTGAACCATCTTTGCGGACATACCATAAACGGTTTGACACCCCGCTTTGATATGCAGAATCAATAATGCCGTCTTTTGTTATATGCTCTGAGAGTAAGGTAATGTTTGGTGCTGTAAACCTGTCTTGCCCAAACTCGTAGGTTAGTTCTCTGATTACCCTAGCATCTCTCTGTGCAAACAGAACAGATGTCCCTGCTCGCAGGGGGTGAATCGTGCTAATAGAACCGTAGTAACTACTCTTTTGGAATCCTAAGTCTGTCGGTGTGAGGGCGGATTGTGGGTTTGTCCCCCTGCCTAGCCACTCACCGCCAGTGGTAAGCACAACAAGTCCTGCTGTATCTCCCTCTAAAAAGTTTATCTTGTTTACCAGAGAATCACTTAACGTAACTGTTATTGCGCTTTCATCTAAGACTACGCCCTCTCTCACGGTGGAGGGGCTGTAACAATTATATGCGCCTGTCCCTGATGACCAAAGTGTTTGAGGTTCTGTTTTAGATGATGCTGACCAGAGACGGTTTTGATAAAAACGCCCCGTCCGTGGGTATCCTTGTGTTTCTGACCAAGCGCCCAAGCGCCAATTGCGTGTTCGTGAGCCAGACATGTTTGGTGTTTCATCTTCTATGGTGACGGTACATGCAGACGCAGAGGTTATAGTCGCTATTCTCCCCCATCCTACGTGTGGCGCTTTCTCGAAACGGGCAGTGCCGTCTATGTTCGAAGAAGCAAGGGGGTCATCATCTACCAGATAAGAAAACCCGATGCCTTCTCCTGTGTCTGGGTGGTACAAATCAAACTTAGTTGAGGAAGCATCTATTGCTCTAAAGTTCCTGCCTATATACACCGTATCGTTTAATTCTGGAATACCAAACGATACTTTCAGAAACTCAATCCGCTTGCCTTCTTCCCCATCTTCACCAACAAGGCTATGCATATAATAGTTATTCTCATCTGGTCCTACTGTTATGGTGGCCGGAGGGTCCCAAAGCGGCGCAGCTTCGTCAGTTGTATCCCAAGTTCCGGCTGTGAATGCTTCTATTGGGAATCCGAGTGCATCATCTTCAATGCGAATGAGCCGCCCCACGTCCTTTTGAGCATTAGCAGCAAGGGCTCCATCGTACTCTAGTACATCGACTGATAACCCTGCTCCATTTACAAAGGAGAAGCCGCAACTGTCTCCTGCTCCCCCAGACCCCGCTTGCTTCAGGTATATATCTTCGTCCGAGTTCATCGGTAGGTAGGGACCGTCATTATACACACAAACTTCATAATCCCAACTTGTTGCTTCATCGTCATCTATGCTATTCCTACTCAGTTTCCGCATTTCGTGGTTTTCTGAGAAGATGTAAAGAATGTCTGCCGATTGTGCAAACTGCATATCAGGCAAATCTGCTTTAGTGAAGTTTAATGCGCTCTTAATGGTCGGGGCATCATGGTCTGGGTCAGTGAGTAGGATGGGGTCACCTGTTGTGGTATCAAGTCGGAAAAACCGAATGTACCCCTCGTCGTCCACTTCCTTCACCCCAACCTCTAACACATACGACTGTTCTTGGTTGTACTGAAACTCAATTAGTCGTGGTGGCGGATCAATACTGGCGTCAGACCACACTTCCGCAACAAACATCGTTCCCGGTCTACGCTCAATACCACCATGTACTTGCGGCACGAAGTTTTCTAACTTGCGTACACCGTTCTGGTACTTCTTGAGGTCGGTTCTGCCTAAAAGGCGAGGTGATATTTCCCCTGCCGTAAAATTAGTTGATACTTTTGTTGCTTTAGGCATTAGGTTGGCGCTCCACCTCCATCAAGAGGTGGGAAGTCTCGACTTGTACCCCCGCCAAGACGCGCGTCGAGCCATTCCCCGCCCCTTAATGTTTCTAAATCGCTATGAGCCGTTGAATCTTCATACTTCGCTTCTGCAAGGGTAAGTTGGTATTTAGCCATCATCGCCCCTTCCAAGGCAACTTCGCCTGACACGGCAATCGCTATGTCTGCTGCGAGTCGCGTGGCTATAGCTTGTTTGAGGGTAACATCCATCATAGCAACATTCGTTATTTGATAAACGTACGTGATGTTCAATTCAGCCTCATCGGTGAGAATAAACAAAATAGGGTCAGTACCCGTTGGGGTTTCTGATTGGTTCCCTGCCTCTATTCGGTAATCGGTTGTATTGTTTTCTGTTTTGACCAACTTAATAAAGTCGGCCGGTAATGCGAAACGATACTTGTAGCCCCATGTAGGGGTAGTCGCATCTGCGGATAGGGAAGCCCGCATAGTGGCGCAGTTCCATTGGTGCGACCTAAGCACGGTATCGCGCACATCGGCAAGACGAGCATCTACAAGGTTAGCGCGGTTGTTGTCATCAGTAAGGTCGCTAATTGGCTGTTGCCCTAACATTGTCAGAGCCATGTTTGCTAGATCTACTTCTGTTGTAGCACTTGCAGTCATAAGATTTTCCTCG